GCGGTTTTTTGCCACACGGCTTCTACTTCGGTGAAGTATCCTTCAATACCGAAGTGTGATTTAACGCTCTTTACAATATAATAACCGCCGATATTTAGTTTGTAAGCTGCGCTGTTTGGATTTGTCGTGCTTCCAAATCCAAGCCCTAATAAATCTATAAAAAAAGTAGAGCCTGGTTGTAAAAGCTGATTGCCTAACATTTTTAGACTTATGTTATAAGAGATTCCCGATGAGGAATCCTCCGTCAGCTCTTCTGTCGCGCTAAAAACGTTCGCTTCGGACAGATAAGGAATATCATTCCTCGAAAAATTATAAGAAAGTACAGGGCCTCCGTCGCGGGCAAGGCGGAAGTGCCAAACCCCTGCTTCCGAGTCACTAGTTTCGTCCCCGAGTAAATCAGAGCGTTGGAGAGGCAAGAGGCTTAAGATCATAAGACTTACAGCGTCGTCGGTTATTCCTTTTGATTCAAAATGCCCTTGAGGCTCTCGCCTGTAAGGTTTATATACAGAAGGAGCTGACGCCTTTAGGATCAATTCAAGATCGCTATCTCGAATAACAGCAGCGCGGGACTGCTCGTCGTTGAGTCTTTCCTGTTGCGATTCCAACACACCTGCAAAATAGTTCTCAACAGCGATGGATCGGTTGTAACTCCCTCCTTTGTCATGTTTGAACTTGGTGCCGAAAAGTGACTTTGCATTTAAAGATGCCTCAAATATATTAATGGAGGGAATTTGTGACCTGGACGGGTTTGAATTAAAAGTATTTGGCGTTCCGTTTAGTGCAAGCCCCGCTGGGACTAGCTGTGTCATAACAGAATTTAAAAAATCACCCATTGACCATCTTGTACGCAGTTTTTTAACAACGTTTGCAATCCACCAGCCATTAAGAGTTTCAATGGCGATTGGTATGTCTGCTATGCTTCTTACTTTAGCTCGTTCGATTGTGGTCTCTACAACACCTGTCTTTTTCGATTCTGCGTCCGTTATTGGACCTGGCTTCCCTACACCGCCATCGACGACTTTCCACCGTGCGCGGGTATAAGAGTTATCTTTATCGGAACACTTGCCGTGATGGTTTAATTCAAAAGTATTTAGAATAAGATGCTTTTGCATATCAAGAGCAAAGTAGGATCCTATAATATTACCTTTTTCATCTCCTATGTTATTCATGACGGTGGATGCATGATACGCTAAAATACCCTCAAGTATGTCCCCTAAAAAAACATATTGAATTCTTAATAGGCTTTCTTGCTCCAGGTCTTCTTTATTTCCTCGGGCGATCTTTAAGGCCGCTCTCAACCTTTTGGACTTAACATCAGTATCGGTAATGCGCCCCACTCCGGTGGGGTCGGTGGGTATCTTCTGAGCAGAAAATAATTTTTGGCTTAGTTCGGTGGTTTCCTTGTTGTGCTTTTGTAATGTTTCGTTCTTGCCGTGCCTACCGTATTCAAAAGTTGTCATTAAAAGCTCGCCGGCAATCTCTTTTTCTGCGTTCTCGGCGAGTTTATGAGCGGGCGGCACCTTCTCACTTCCCTTGCGAAGCTTGTAGATTACTCGTTCCGGTTTATCGTTCGGGGACATGGTTTCCAATCGATTTTCCTCTTGATATTTCTTCCATTCGGAGTTATCTGTCTGCATCGAGATAAAGGGTAGTACCTTTCGGAAATCACCGCAAGTATCTTGGAGCACGCCTCTATCTTTAAAATCAGTCTGTAGCGTTTTGTGAAAAGCTTCCACTGGAACGTATAGATTTCTAATGAGTCCCTCACCGATAAGATAGTCAAAAAACGAAACTCCTAACTGTTGCTGGGCTTGGTAGAGATGTATATTGCGTGCTCGCAAAAGGGAGCGCTCTTCTGCCAAGGCAGGATCAGACTCAATCCACTCCCTAACAGCCAGTCTTGTTCCTTTTTTTGGATTACCCAAAAGGTCTTTCTGATATTTGAAGTTTGCGACATCCAAGTATTCTCTCGTGTAATCAGGAGGCATTTTATCTGAATCTAGGGGTGGTTGGACAGAAGAAGGTCCCACTCCTTGATCATTTTTTTTGCTACTTTTACTTGCTCTTATTTCAGCAAGTCTTCTGTCTATGTATCTTATATAGTCGCCCTTCGATGGATCCCAGTTTGCGTCTCTGCCTTTATCAAATATTGAATTTAGACCGAGGATATCCGATTTTTCTAGATCATTTAAGTCCGAGCTTATCCCTCCATGATAAGTAATTGTAAGGACGACAGATCCGTTTTCGTTAACGTCGATTTCGTGTTCTTTCAAACTTAAAGTTAAAGATAGCGTCTCGTGCAACAAAAATCTTTGTAGGCTATGAGCGTCGCGTCGGGGCATTTCCTGGTGTTTCTCTAGGGCAAGAATACTGGCTGGATCAAATCCGATCACAAGCTTTGCTTTCGAACTATGCACTTTCGATCTTGTTAAGAGTCGCATGAAATTCCATTTGTCTGGGTCAAAGAGCGTTTCGTCGTCTTGTGTATCAAATCCATGGAATCCAGGGGGAAGATCTAGAACCTGGCGCTGAGTCAATCCCCTAATAGAATTAAAGAATATTTTTATTTTGCATATAATATTATTATTAATCTCGGCGGGATTGGTGGCTTGGAAATCTAGTGAGATTTCTTGAAGCCCATGGTCGGAGGCTGCGCGGGCAGTCGCCCCCATTACCCCATAAGCCGACTCCTTTACGCCAATCTTTTGTCCGGTCCTGGGATCTTTCGCTTGCGTCGAGCCGTAAGCATTTGTTGGGAAGGGCACTGGAACTAGGAACCTATCGCCGTTGAGGACGTTGGTGGAGTCTCCGATGATTTCATAAAGCCGAACATAATGCCTTAAGGATGAAGCCGTGCTGTTTGGGATTTTTAAAAAGTGTTCTGTGTTCGTGCTCTTATTAAGGCGATTAATTACTTTTGCAGGCTCAGCGGAATCTACTAGGGCAAAGTGGTTATACCCGTTGCGGATCTTGGGGGCACTAAAAGAGGAGTCAGCCAGTCTGGCTGTGCGTGGGTTAAATAGAAGAGGGTTTTCAAGAGAAGCATTTCCGCTATAGGCGTCTTCGTTTGACCAGTATTTCACATTCATACTCATCAAGTAAGACAAAAATGTTTGTTTATCTACAGGGCTAGTTTTTTTTGCTAGATCTTTTAGATTATCTGATTCTTCTGACATTTATTTACCTTAATACCCATAAAATTTTAAGATGTCCACCAACTCTAGTGGAATAATAATAATATCGCCGACGTTTAACATAAACTCTGCTGGTTTTTGGTTAAACCACGCGATGACCCACCACATCTCAGGATCACCATAATAATTAGCTGCTAATTTTTGATAAGTGTCGCTATACTCCCAAATATAATTCTCAGTAGGTATGTTGCGAACAAGCTCGTTGCTAATAGCACTCATAGGCGTTGTAGCATATTGATCAAAATAAGTTAAGCCTTTTCGTTTTAACTGCTTCCTATAAGTACTTCCGCCGTTTATAATTCGCTGTCTGTTAGAAAGTCTGCTTTCTATTGCCATTTTGTGCCTCCTTCTTATGCAAATTCGCTTTGGTTATAAGTGTCTTTTATCTTTGAATTTGAAGTTGAAACCGGTGAGGTGCGATCGGTATAATTCGTCATTCTCAAGCCGCCAGGGAAAGATTGAAAGCGTACATGCTCCTGAGCGTTCGCCGCGAGCGTATGTCCTAAAAGCTGAGAGTGGATAGGGTTAAAAGTAAGATTTACTTTGTATAGTTTGAAAAAGTATCTCATAGGAGAGCCTGGAGTTTGTAGTTCTGCGACGCGGCGTTGCTTGATTGTGCTTGGCGAGCTAGCGTTTTCAGCTAATAGTGCTGTTATATCCTCTGCAACAGACCTAACAAGTGTATTGTCTCTATACTCAAAGACACCGGCATCGAAGTCAGGGTTTATGGAAGCCCCTTCTAAAAAGCCAGGAATGGGTAAGCCGTTCATCACTCCTTGCATTAAGTTACCGAAAGAAGCTCCAATAATAGGTGGCATTACAATATGTCGGTTTATTCCTGATTCGTAGCGGTTGCGGTTATTTACTGCATTATATACAGGATAAGTGTATTGAACAAGTTTTGAGATTTTTGTAGCATTCCATGCAGCCTCTTCTATATCAAAAGAAGGTACATCAAAAGATATAGTTATTTTGCGCGTAGTATTCTCATAATTGTAAACAGGGTCCATCCTTCCATAAACATTTGTAGAGGACCAATTACTACTAAAATCATCCGAAAAATCAGTTACATATGCCTTAAATTGTACCTTTTCTTGGACGTATTGGAGCCCTCTTCTCGCTTGTTTGCTAGCTTCATTCCCTTTAAGATCATAAAAAGTAATTAAGTTACTTTGAATTTTATCTGATTCGTCGTTGGAAACAAAATAGTTAGAACTTTGTGGTTGTCCTGGTTTTATCTCTTCTCTCATTTTTTAAACCTTATGCTCGGAAATCGAGTTTTTTATTAATATGAGGCATCAAGTTGTCTATTATGCCTTTAGCGATAACATCTCTGCCATCTGGACCCATCGATAATATGATTGGTCTATTGTCTTCTTTTTTAGTGCCTTTTTCTGCGGTGCCTGCTCTTAATAAACTAGTCATCTCCGACAAAAACTTCGAAACATCTTCGCTTCCGCCTGCTTCTTTTGCTTCTTCAGCCATTCTTATGGTGGCGTCAACAAGCGCAGAAGCGTTTTCAACTGCTGTTGTGTCTAGCTCGGCAGTCGCCTTAAAGAGATCAGCCGTATTTCTTGTTACTTCTATTACGCCTGGGCCAGTTCCAGCAAGTCTTTCAAATGTCGAAATGATAGAATTAAAGGCAAGAAGAGAAAAGATAGAAAAGAGGCTGATACTTGCAGTCAAGCCTTCAAAAGCTGCCGATAATATCGCGACTGAAATAGTCATCAACGATAGCGCTCCATTGAGAAGCTGTGCATCTGAAACGGCTCCTTTCAAGGTTGTGCCGATTTCTCCAAGCCCTCCTGTTGGCATTTCTGCCATTCCTGTAAAGATTGTGCCTAGTGCTTGCAGGTCTTCGGTTTTGATAAGAGCTAGTGCCCCAGCTAAAACCAAGAACCCAGCACCCATTGCGGCTACTCCGAGTGCAGCAGGGATCGCTAGTGGTGTGAAAAGCGCCATGGCTCCAAGTAATCCTGCTAAAGCCAACGTTTTTTCAACACTAATGCTGTCAAACAAAAGTTTAAATCCTGCTCCAGCAAGTGTGAGCGCTCCCCCTATTGCTAAGATGGAGAGAGCAGATTTTGACACCATTGCTCCAAAACCTGCTATAGCTGTCCCAAGAGTGCCAAGCACAGGCGTTAAAACGCCTGATGCAGTTGCTATGGCATACAAGCCTGCTGCAACAATTGGTAAAAGCAAGTAAAGAACAGGAGAGTTTGATAAAACAGCCATTGCATAATACACGGCGGTAATAGCAAGGGCTAGTACTCCTAAATATTTTCCGGCATTTGCCGCACTTAACCCTACCATGTTTAATCCGGTACTAATAATGCCAGTTACCGTTGCTGTTAGTCCAAACAACTTTAAAGCGGCTGCGCCAAGAATCAAGGCTTGAGTGAATTCTGGTCCCAGGGCTTTTACCACGGAGGAAATAGCTTCCACAAGAAACCGCATAAGATCGATTATAGGCTGCACAGCGATGGCTAATTGCTGAAAGAGTGTTACAAACTTTGTAACAGCAGGAGCGGCTGCTGCTGCGGCTTCTTTTAATTTTTCCATTGACGCTTCTTGTGCAGCCATTTTTGCTTGAGCGGCTTCCATATCGGCTATTGATCCGCTCATTATTTTTCCTAACTGATCAACATTGCCGCCTGTGAGGATATCAGCAAGCATTTTTTTCTGGAAGAAGCCCATGTTTTCGAAACCAACTCCTGCCCTATCAAGACCTGCTCTAAGAACTTTTAACTGCTCAACGGGTCCTCTTTGAGCAGCTTCAACCATTTCCATCATGTTTATATTTGTGCCAAGCGCAGCATTTAAGCGCGATGTGGCTTCGGCTGCGCCCTGGAACGTGTCGAACTTGCTCATAATACTTGTTAATTCTTGTGCTTGAAGTCCCAAAGTTTTAGCTGCGGCTGCTGTATCAAGAAAGACTTGTTTGGCATTTTTTCCGAACGCCGCAAGAGATGGAAGTGTGGCGTTCAATTGAGCGCTAAGCTGGGAAATAGGAATTCCAATTGCTTGCGTTGCAGCTTGCATTTCTAAAAGAGTCTGAGTAGCTTCTGCTGTTCCCATGCCCAGGCTTTTTGTCGCAGTTTCAAAAAATCCTGCAAATTCCCTGGTGTCTAAGCCTACTTGACTAAAAGTTGCTCCAAGTTCTGCAAGCTCCACTTTAGCTTCAGAAGACATACTTGAAAAAGCTGAAAAGTCTTCTACGAGTGCTTGAACGGCGGCGGCGGCATCGTCGATTTCCAATCCAAGTTCAAAAGTTTGAGAACGAACTTCGGATATTACAGCATCATAGCGACCTGCTGCTCCTGTTGCTTTGTTGAAAGACGACAAAGCCCGGTCTTGAGCACCTATCATTTCAATAGTTGCGTCAAATATCTGCATCTGTGCTTGTCCAAGCAAGTTGGCAGGGCTAATCGCTTGAGCGATCGTCTCGCCCATCTCGCCAAAAGCAGAAGACATCCCTTTTAGGGCATCCCCCTTGCCTAATTCTTCAATTTTTCCAAAAAAGCTGCTTTTCCATCCCTTGCTAGAGAGCCCTAGTTTTCCTAAAATAGTTTCAGTGCCATCTGCAATATCGTCCAGAGTTTCTGCTTGTTTTGTAAGTTCCTCGCCTTTCTCTTTTTCAGCGGCTACTTGCTTTAGTGTTGTATCATAGGCTTCTTGAGCCGCGCTTAGCTGATCCGTTAATTTTTGAGTCGCATCGGCTGCTTCGTCTCCTAGTTGTTGCGAGGCTGTTAGCTGGTCTTGCAGAACAGACAAAGCCTCACGACGAACTCTAAGATCTGCCTGCTTTTCTGCCAACTCTTCCTTGGTGCTAACAAGCTGACGTGCTAGATCCATGCGCGTCTTTGTCGCAGTTTCACCAATTTGTTTCAACAGTCGAGCTTCTTCTTCTCTTATGCGAAGTATTTTTTCAGATTCGCCAGATATTTCTTTATATATCTCAGAGAATTTTTTCGCATCAGCTTTATTAAAGCCCAGCTCCTCGGCAGCGCTCGTCGCTTGGTCGCCGCTTAGAGTGGACCTACCTCTGCCTCCCCCTTTGAGAGCTTCTAAGATTTGTTCTAATAATTGATTTTGAGTAGCCATTCAACTTTTCCTTTATTTAAATGGCCACTTTAAACCTGTGGCTTTTTCAAAGTTTTTAACAGCGCTCTTAAGACGATAGCTGTCTTTATAAGTCCTTGGATCATCTAATCCATATCTCAAATAAGAGTCCATGTACTTCTTTTCGCGAAACATAGCTTTTCCAAAAGAAGCAAGCTCAGAGCGCGTGCCTTTGAACATGGCGTTAATAGGAGCACCAGTAAACATTCGACCTATCATATATTTAATATCTGCACCAAGTTGCATAAGAGTTTGCTCTGTTAGCTCTCCTCTGCGATTTGCACCTAAATCTATAATAACTGGTACAATTTCTTCTGTTTCCATGACGTTTTCCAAGGTATAGGTCCTCCAAGTACTGTATCTATAAGGTAAATAGTTATTTTAATAAAAAAAAAGACCGGAGTTTGCCGGTCTTTATCATTTGTTTTTGGCTTTTTCGTATTGTTCCTTCTCTTGCTCGAATTGTTTCTGAAGTCTTTCAAGAAACCACTTTCTCAATCCGACCGGGAGACTGTATGCTTCTGTGAAGCTCCAGCCACCATGATATTTTAGAAGAAAGAACTGCTCGTACATGGCTTCAGCGTATTTATCATTTAGGCCAAAAAAAGTCCGCAGTGAAGGGAACCTCCATTTCTGTCTCATGATCACACTCAAGACAGGCGAAGTGCTGCGTTAAATCAAGATTGGGCGCAATAGCAGTATACACTTTTCTAGTATATCGTGCATCTGCTGCTGGCATATGGTTAATAAAATCATTCACCAGCTTCTTGTCAGTGACTCCGTTCAAAGAAACAATAAATGTTCTCATTTGCTCTGAAAGCAAGCTATCAGTGCCATTTTTCATCTTCTTTCTTCTTTCAAGTGTACGAGACAAAGCAGATTCGTCTGCGCCAGTTAGCAGCCTTACTTCTGCCTTAACTTGTGTTTTGGGAAGTATAAATGCAAAAGTTCCATTTTCTGTTTTTTCAAAAAGTGGAGACTCTACATCATCTGGATGAGAGATTTTGTTGTCCATTAAGTCAAAAGAAAACTGACTCTTTGCTAAGCAGGAAGGACAAGTTACAGTTGTCTCGTATTCGCGACCATAAGCCAAGACACGAGATGCAACCAAGATTGCGTTTTTGTCTCCGACAAGCAATGCAGAGGAATTTATTCTTTTATCAACCAATACACTATCGATGAGACGGTCGAGAGCAATACCTTTTTTTAGAAGAGTTCTCGAAGTCAAGATTTCCTCTTCTCTTGCGGTCATGTGTTTAATCTCTACAGTTTCTGCTCCGCATAAAGGGTGACCTTCTGCATAGAAGGAGCCTCTCGAAGGCAGATCAACAAACTCCGTTGGAATAACAAAGTTTAGTCCATTAGATCCCTGACCGAGGGGATTTGCGTTGGCTGTTGCCGAGGTGGCTTCCTCAACCTGAATGGGTGGAGGTGCCACATCGGGTGCCGCGCCAAGGCGGTCGTCATTATTTCTAGACATTTAGACCTCTTTTGATTAGGACACCATCATATATTATTTTTTAAGAAGAGTTAAACTTTTTTTATTAAAATTCTCTTGGAACTGGAGTTGGGGCAGTCACATTTGAGGTGCCATTAGCGTTGTTAAGTCGTGCATAGTCATATCGCAACTCAACTGTAACCTCGGACATATTATCATCTTCATAGGCTAGTTCACCAAATTTAACGTCTTTAACCCATGCACCATAAAGTTGCCATTCTTCGATAACATTGACATTGGACGGGTTGATTGCGTCTCCCGAGTAGTCATTTTGAATTTGTTGAATCCTAACGGTATTCATTTGTCGCACAGAAGCACCCTTTGAAAGGGTGACGGGAGCACTATCAGGTCCTTCAGGGATAAGATATCCCGAATTACGTAAAATATTATCCATAGTTTGTGCTACATCGGGATCACCAGGATCCACTAAGGTAGCCGTCACAGTATTCCACTCAACCCTTCCTGGGTAATAGAAGCTGTGATTAAGATAAGAATGTTTAGTCTCTGAAATTGCGAAACCGGGTTTTGAGACTTTTTTTGCAATCCAAGGTGTTGAGAGTTGTCCAAAGAATAGAAGAAACCGATAAGATCTCTTTGGTTCTAAGTTTCCAACTCCGTAATCTGTCCAGAAAGCCATGTTTTGTTTACTCCTGTAGTGCTATTGTAAATAGTGTTGTAAAGTTTTATTTTATTTTTTAATCATCAAAAGATGCGCCTGTTCTTGAAATATTGAAATCAACTGCAATATACTCAATTGCTCGTGCAGGCTTTAAGAAAATCTTAGCGTATAGGATGTTTCGATCGACCAAATCAGGTGTAGTTGTGCTAGTGTCTAGAACAACCTTGTAATCAGTCAATCCAAGTCCTGTTTTAACGCTTTCCAAGAATGGACCTACTTGCCCAGTAAATCTGTTCCAAGTGGTTTGTACATTCTGGTCGAAGAGGATCGTGTTAGCAATTTGAGAAATTCTTTTCTTTAAGAAGATCATCAAGCGTCGAACGTTGATTCTATCAAGTGCCGATGGGGTTACTTGAAGTGTCTTTTGTCCGAAAATAACGATTCCTTCAGATGGGAAACTAGCGATTGGATTAATGTTAGCTTCATAAAGGTCGTCACGCTGCTTGGAGGTGAGTTTTTGAGTCACCCCAACTACGTTTAGACCCGCTTGTCCACCGGAGAGTCCGCCTCTGTTAAATCCAGCAGGTGCGAACCATAAGGCTGAAGTTCTCTCGGAAGAAGCCAGGGTTCCCAAGGCTAGGACCGATGGTGGCATCATGACAACTTGGTCATTGATATCATCTAGTACCTGTACCCACGGGAAGTATGCAGCGCCGTAACTAGAGTTGATATTTCTATCTCTCAAATTACTAACCACAGTTCCGACAGCGGCGTTATCAACTCTAGTTTTGTAAGAGTTGGTGTTCTCATCAGCAGACTTAAAGTCTCCTTCAAGATCCATGATCGCCAAAGCATCGCCTCGGTCCTCACAGGTGTCAAGCAAATGATCTGTCAATGTTTTTTCGTAGACGCCTGGGACTACAGCAACGTTGAAAGGATTTTGCTCTGCATCTGAAACAATATCGATCGCTTCTTTAATACTGTTGTAAGCATAGTTGGTTTTTTCTGTTTTGCCATTAAGGAGAGTATTTCTAAATGGGTCTCTCTCTGCGATATCTAAACCATCAAATCCTCCGAACATTGGAGCAACAAAAGAGTTAAATCCATATTCGAGAACGGCTTCGTATCCTGTCTTAGTACTATGACCGTAATGAGAAATCGACTTACCATCGACGTAAGAATCATCAAGATAGAATCCGTTTGTGCCATCACTTGAGGACGCAATGTTATCCATTGTGAAAATCCAAGATGTTTCAAAAGGAGTCGCCATAGTAGTGCCAAAGGTGTATGAAGCGTTAAATGTTGATGCTGCTGGTCTTGCAATATCAACCATGCTTTCATCAAACACTCTGCCAGTGTCTGTTCTGGTTGGCAAGAATCCAAAAGAAGCATTCTTTGGATCTTTAATTCCACCATCCGAAGAAGAAAGTCTTAA